GACGTGAACGGCGAGAGCCTATCGCTATGGGACCAGCTGGGGCTTCTCCACTTCCGCGCGCACCATCTCGGCCGGAGCATCGAGCTCGAGTAGGGGTGGGGGGGACCCCCCTTGCCCAACCCTCACCCGCGGGGGGCTTAGCGGCTCAGATCCTGTACAAGACATCATGTTTTCCCACGGAGGTGAGCCATGCCTGGAGTACCCGGTCGAGGTGGCCCGCCTCCGAAGCGCTCAAGCCAAAGACGGCGCCGGAATAAGTCCGACCAGCCGATAGGGCAGGCCCCCGGCGGACCCGTCGCAGAGCCGCCCAAGCTGGTGAACGCGCGCGCTCATTCAGCGCTCGGCCGGCGGGTTTGGAAGGCGGCCCAAGAGTCAGGGCAGAACCAATTCTATGAGGCCACCGACTGGGTCGCCGTCGAGCTCCTCGTGCATTCGGTAGACGCCTATGTGAAGCAACCGCGGGCGGGAATGTTGGCCAGCATCACGTCGCTAATGACCTCGCTGCTATTCACCGAGGGTGACCGTCGCCGCGCCCGCCTGGAGCTCGAGCGCAGCACTGGGGAGGGGGAGCCAGCCAATGTCTCCGACCTCGACGAACGTCGCCGCCGTATCCGCGCCGGCGAATAGGCTCCGCACTCTCCCGACCGGGTATCCGACCGACTACCCAGGCTGCAAAGCCACTCTTGGGGAAGAGGCGATCAAGTGGGCGGAGCACTGGCTGATACAGCCCAACGGACCGCGAGCGAGACAGCCCTTCGAGCTCACCATCGACCAAATGAAGTTTCTCTTGTGGTGGTATGCCCTAGACGAAGAGGGCAACTGGCTTTTCAACCACGGCGCGCGGAGACTCGCTAAGGGCTCAGGCAAGAGTCCCTTCGCCGCGGTGCTTGCTCTCATCGAGTTCTGCGCTCCGGTCCGCCTCGAACGCTTCGACGATCGGGTGGATGGGGGCTGCATCGGCAAGCCCGTGGACATGCCCCTCGTCCAGATCGCGGCAACGGCTGAAAGCCAGACCGCAAACACTATGCGGATGGTACGGGCCTTTGCCCCCAAGGGCTCAGAAGTGGTGCGGGAGTTCGGCCTGGACCCAGGGAAAACGAAATATTACAAACTGCCCGAGGGCACGCTCGAGGTCATCACCTCAAGCGCAACGGCCGCGGAGGGTTCCGAGGCTTCCTTCATCGTCGGGGATGAAACCGAGCACTGGAAGCCCTCAAACGGCGGGGTCGAGCTCGCCGCCACCCTGGCCGACAACCTGGCGAAGTCGGGCGCACGAATGCTAGAAACCTCGAATGCCTGGGTGCCGGGTGCTGACACGGTGGCCGAAGGAACCTGGGACGCTTGGCTGGCCCAAGAGGAGGGACGTACGCGCGGCGAGACGCGGATCCTGTACGATGCCCGACTCGCTCCGCCCGATACCGACATGACGGACCCCGAGAGCCTGCGTTCGGCGCTCGAGTGGATCTACGGAGACTGCGATTGGAAGCGTCCAACGCCGGACGCCCCGCCCAACGTGAAACCAATCATGGAGCGCATCTGGTCCCCTCGAGCAAAGCCGGACGACTCGAAGCGCAAGTACCTCAACTGGCCCACCGCGGCCTACGACGCCTGGGTGACGCTCGAGGAGTGGAAGAAGCTCACCGACTCCACTGTGGTGGTGGATCCCGAGGAGCCGGTCGTCCTCTTCTTCGACGGCTCGAAATCAAAAGACGCCACGGCGCTGGTAGGCTGCACCATTGACTCAGGCCATGTGTTCACGCTCGGCGTCTGGGAGCCGGACCCGAACGACCCGCTGGACACCGTAGACTTTGCCGACGTCGATCGTGTGCTGATGAAGACCTTCGAGGATTACCGCGTGGTGGCCTTTTTCGCGGATGTCAGGGAGTGGGAGCAATTCACACTCACCACCTGGCCCGAGCGCCACAAGGCAGACCTCAAGGTGTGGGCAGCCCCCCAAGCCCGCCCGCCTCAGTCAATTGCCTGGGACATGCGGGGACACTCCTACGAGTTCGCCAAGGCCACGGAGGCTTGTCACGCGGAGATCGTGGAGCCGGGGTTCACGCACGACGGCAATTCAATGACCACCCGCCACATCGCCAACGCCCGCCGGCGGCCCTATCGGGACGCGATATCAGTGGGGAAGGAAAGCCCGGACTCGCCCCGCAAGATTGACGCCGCGGTCTGCGTGATCGGGGCGCGGATGGTCCGGCGGATCGTAATGGGGTCGGGAAAGCTCAAGAAGCCGAACAAAGCAAAGTTCTTTTCGTAGGAGGTAAAGAATGGCGTTCTCTCAGCGGGAGGTGATCGAGCAGACCCAGCTCATGCTGGAGTGGCGCCGTACGGACCTTCCTCGGCTGGCCCGCCTCTATCAGTACATCCACGGAAAGCAGAAGTTCCTTTGGCTGCCCTCCGACCCGCCGAACGAAGTGCAGCGGATGGCGGAGATGTCCCGAGTCAACGTGCTCGGGCTCGTGATCGACTCGGTGACGCAGTCCATGTACGTGGACGGCTACCGCGCACCCAAGGCAACGGGAGAAGCGCCGGCGTGGGACATCTGGCAAAAGAACAAGCTGGACGCCCGGCAGCTCGGCCTCCACCGGGCGGCTCTCAGCTACGGTGTCGCCTACGCTTCAGTTCTGCCCGGCGATACCGTGCCCGTTATCCGTCCGATCTCCCCGCGGGATATAACCACCGTCTACGGAGAGGACGACGACTGGCCCATCTTCGCGCTTGAGCGCCGGCGCTCGGCCGCGGTGGATCGCACGCTTTATCGTCTCCTTGACGATGAAATGGCCTATTGGGTGAGCGTTGGCAAATACGGCGCCGACGTCCGATTCGTTTCCTCGGAGGAGCACGGGGCGAACGTGTGCCCGGTGGTGCGCTTCCTCGCCAAGTCAGACCTCGATGAAGAGGTGACGAGCGAGGTTGAGGATCTGATCTCCATCCAGGACCAGATCAACCTGACGACGTTCGGGCTGCTCGTGGTCCAGCACTACGGCGCCTTCCCGCAGAAGTGGATAGCCGGATGGACTCCAGAAAACGAGAATGAGCAGCTCCAAGTCGGCGCCGAAAGGATCCTCACCTTCGACGATTCCGAGACCAGGCTGGGTCAGTTCGAGGCGGCCTCGCTCGAGGGATACATCGAGTCCCGCAAAGACGCCTTGCGGAACCTGGCCGCCATTTCACAGACCCCCGCCCATGCTCTCCGGGGAGAACTCATCAATCTATCGGCTGAAGCCCTGGCCGCCGCTGAACAGACCGAGCGCCGCAAGGTTGACGAGCGCGAGACGATGTTCGGCGAGGCTTGGGAGCAGACTTTGGCCCTCGCCGGCAACCTGGCGGGCTACGAGACCGACTCCCAAGCGCAGGTGCGATGGAAAGACACCGAGGCCCGCGCCTTCGCCGCCACGGTAGACGGTCTCGGCAAAATGGCCATGATGCTCGGTATCCCGGTAGAGGAGCTTTGGGAGCGGGTGCCCGGGGCTACGCAGCAGGACGTGGAGCGGTGGAAATTGGCAGCCCGCAAGAACCGCGCGGGGCTTACCGTCACTGCCCTCGCCCAAGCGGCCGAGAAAGCGCAGCAGAACCCGGCTGTGAACGCGATCATGGGCGAGTCGTGAGCATCCCTTGGGAGATGATCGAGGAGCAGCTCCGCATCACCAACCAGATCAAGACACTCACCGCCCGAGACCTCATTCAAGCCTGGAACGCGCTGGATATCGAGGACATGGCCCATTCGTGGGCAATTCTCGAGGAGGCGCTTCGGGACATAACCGCCACATACGGCGAGATCTCCGCGGTGAGCGCCGCCGATTTCTTGGAAGCGATAGCCGAAGCCGCGGGACGTACTATCCAGCCCGTCGCCCTGGCCGCGGTCGCTCCCGACGAGCAAGTGGACGCCATGATGCGTTGGGGCCTTGGTCCCTTGTGGGAAGAAACCCCGCGGCCCAACGCGGCCCTCAAACGACTGGCCGGAGGCACCAGCCGGCTCGCTCTCCAGCCTGGGCGGAACACTACCCTCGACTACGTTCGCCGGGAGAGGATTCGCTGGGCGTTCGTACCGCAGGGCACGAACACCTGTCCATTCTGTCTTATGCTGGCGAGTCGCGGAGCGGTCTACTACACCGAGCAACCCGGCTATCACGACTCCTGCGACTGCACCACAATTTGCATTCACGAAGACGAAGACGTTCCGCAGGTAAACCAGGATCTTGAGGACGAATGGCGCGCCGTCACCGGCGGGGCCCGCGACCAGAGCAAGGTCTGGCGGAAACACATCAGCGAGACGCGAAACCTCAGCAACTAGCCGCCGCCAAGGCGGCTTTTTCGTATCCCCCTTCTCTGACGCCCGACATGGGCGCCCGAATCACCCGACACGGGAGCGTAACCCATGAACCTGCAAGCGTACCTCGACCAACGTGGCCTCCTGCCCCAACTACCTGGCCTATTCGCCGATGATGGTGGGCCCGGCGCTGGCGGTGGAGCAGAAGGCGGCGATGAAGCCGAACCGGATCAGCCCGACAAGGGCGGGGAAGGCGCTGGCAACGAAGGCGGCGAGACTGACTGGAAGGCCGAAGCGGAGAAGTGGAAGGCTTTTAGCCGCAAGCACGAGGGCCAAGCCAAAGCAAACGCCGACGCCGCCAAGCGACTCGCCGAGATCGAAGAGGCGAGCAAGTCGGAAGCCGAGAAGATCACCGAACGTGCGGCGACAGCCGAAAAGGCAGCGGCCGAACGTGCGGCGGAACTCGCCCGCCTCCGCGTCGCCATGCGGAAGGGGCTGACAGAGACCCAGGCGAAACGCCTGATAGGCGACACAGAAGAGGCCCTCGAGGCCGACGCTGATGAACTGCTCGCGTCCTTCCAGCGCGAGGAGGCGGAAGAGTCGAAGGGCGGCACGCCCCGGTCACGACCGAAAGAGAAGCTCAAGTCGGGCAACACGGGCGGCGGCGATAAGCAATCCGACGATCCGCAGCAACGCGCCCGCGACTACTACGCGGACGCAAAGACCAAGTAAGCCTCCCCTCCGGCATAGGCCAGGGGGGAACCACGACTCAGGAGGCACATTCACATGGCTCTTACCCTGGCAGAAGCCACCAAGCTGACCAACAATCCGATCGTTCCCGGCGTCGTTCAGACGTTCGTGAAGGAATCCCCGGTCATCGACCGTATCCCCTTCATCGACATCGCGGGCAACGCCTACAAGTACAACGAGGAACTGGCGCTTCCGGGCGTCGAGTTCCGGGCCGTGAACGCCGCCTACGCGGAGAGCACCGGCACCGTGAACCCTAAAACCGAGAGCCTCGTCATCCTCGGTGGCGACGCCGACGTGGACACGTTCTTGGTCCAAACCGGCGGCAATCTCGCCGATCTGCGTGTCACGCAGAACAACATGAAGTCGAAGGCGGCGGCGTACAAGTTCGACGACACGTTCATCAACGGCGACACCGCAGTGGACGCGAACTCGTTCGACGGCCTCAAGAAGCGCCTCACGGGTGCACAGGTCCTCGTCGCCGCCACCAACGGCCTGGCCGTGCTCGGTGCTGACGACAACGCCCGGCACCTGTTCTTCGACCAGCTTGACGCGCTGATCGCCCGGGTGTTGGGTATCAACGCCAGTAACGGAGCGCTGTACATGAACGCCGCGGTGAAGGCGAAGATCGCCAGCTCGGCTCGGCGTCTGACCACCTACGACCAGACGGTCGACAACTTCGGTCGCCACATCCAGATGTACAACGGGATCCCCCTGCTCGACATCGGCAACAAGGCCGACGGGACGCTCGTGATCCCGCAGACCGAGACTCAGGGCACTGCTGTAGGCACCACGTCGAGCATCTACGCTGTCAAGTTCGGCAGCGGCCCCGGCGACGGCAGCGTAGCCGGTCTGCAAAACGGCACCATCTCTGCCCGCGACCTGGGCGAGCTTGACGTCAAGCCGGTATTCCGGACCAGGATCGAGTGGTTCGTTGGGCTCGGCGTGTTCCACGGGCAAGCAGCGGCTCGCCTGTCCGGCGTTCTGGCGTCCTAATGACGAAGGTCGGCGGGGTGGTGCATACGACCGGCTGCCCCGCCGCCCGCACGGAGACGTATCAGGCCGCGCGTCCTGGCGGCCAAACGGTCATCGTCACCCGCTGTTGGGATTGCGGGAAATCTGTACTCACTGAAATGGAGGACGAACAATGGATTCCACCAAGAAGCCCGTCGAAGGTATCGCGTCGAAAGCCCAAAACGACAAGCTGAAGCACTCCGAGGGCGGGGTCACGACCCGAGACGATGCCCTCGACTTGGGTGTTCCGATGTTGCAGGGCGACCCCTCCGAGCCGCAGGGTCCCGAGGACGCGTTGGGCGAGGGTCCCAAGCGCGGGGACTACCGCGACCGCATCGGCGGGTCTGGGTACCAGCCTCATCGTGGCGAGAAGCCGCAGCGTCCGAACGCTGATGACATCGGCGACGCCAAGGGCCTCAAGGGCGGCGTGATGACGCCCAAGGCTGAGAAGGACTGACCGAGCTCCATGAGCTTCGTCACATTCCGCGGAACGTCTAGGAGGAGGTGCCTGTGAGCCTGCCATCCCTCGTTACGATTGGGGAGTTTGAGACCCGCTACGGCGCGAGCATCGATGATGCTGGCCGCGCCCAAGCACTGCTCGACGACGCCTCGGCGCTCGTTCGCGAGGTGGCAGGCTTCGACTACGTCAATGCTTTGACGGGCGAATTAGACGGCGTTCCCACGGGGCTTGTGGGGGTCGTCTGCGACGTAACTCGCCGCGCCTACGACAACCCCGCGGGACTCGAGAGTGAGACCATCGGCGACTACACCTGGAGGGCGGGTACGTTCCGGGGCGCCGGGGCCTACTTGACCGACGATGAGCGGCGGCGGGTGAAGCGAGCGGCCGGCAAGATGAGCGTGACCTCTGTTTCGCTGACCAAATACATGCCGTACACCGCTGTCGGCGACACTGCGTCAGATGAAAGCGACTTCTGATGCGTGAGGACTGGTCGTGAGAAGCCTGCTCCCTCAAGTTGTAACCATCCTCCGCTACACGGAAGGTGCGGTCGACGCTTTCGGCAACCCCGCAGCTTCCTGGGTAGCGGATACAACCACATATCCCGGCCGCCTGCGCCGAACACCCGATCGGACGTCCGAGTCGGAGATACCATCTGCCGGCGAGCGTGGCGTGACTAGTTGGACCCTCTACATGGAAGGGTCCGTTCCTCTCTCCCCCCGGGACCGCGTCCAGGTTGAGGGCACTACTTACGAACTGGACGGTGATCCATATTACGTTTACGGCTCCCGGGATGTTCACCATCTCGAAGCTCGCCTGCGCGGTTTCGGGGGCTAGAGGATGAAGGTCACATTGAAGAGCGGCCTCGAAAAGAAGCTGCTGAAGACGGCCGGGATAGCCGAGGGCCTGGACGATGTTGCTGAAGCCATAGCTGACAAGACGCGCGAGAACATCGCGCCCGGTGCCAAAAACACCACGGTGAGCGTGGACGAGCAGAAAGACAAAGCCCTGGTGATCGTGTCCTTCCCCAACCAGGCCGGTCTTACCGTAGGCATGGTCTCGTCGACCACCTCCCACATGAACAAGCACCATTACCTCTATCAAGAGTTCGGCGGCGAGCGTCATCGCCCTCCGCCGATGCCCCTTCGCCGTGCGGCTGAATCGGTCACCGGCCAAGAAGTGAAAGAGAGGAAACGCTAAATGAAAGTCAAGCTCCTGATCGGCGCCCGAGAGGGCAAGGCAGGCGAAACCGTGGACGTCTCCGACTCCCGCGGGAAGCAGCTCGTCCGGGGCGGCATCGCCCAACCTGCGAACAAGACTGCCGCCAAGGTAGTCGAAGAGCCGAAATCCGCTAAGTGAGCTACCAGCTCCCCAACCTGCTCGCCCGGGTGCGCGAGTTCTTGGACACGGCGCTCACAGAGCCCGTACACGCCATCCGTACGCCCGCAGGGGCCTCCTACCCCCTGGTACTCGTGACGGCGGTGTCTACGGCCCCTCTGACCGCTGCCACGGACAAGCTGGCCCAGGCGCGCATCCAGGTTGAGTGCTACGGACGAAACGCGCATGACGAGGCAGCCTCCTGGGATCTCGCCGCGCGCGCACATCTGGCCTTTCACGGCATCTCGAACGAGCCGGACTTCTCCGGCTTTATGACCGAAACCGGGCCACAGCTCATCCCGGACCTCGAGCTAGGCAAAGCCCGTCACATCTTCGACGTCCGGGTCTACGGCTACACCCCGCATAACTAGAGAAAGGAACTAGCATGGCGCAGTCTACCGACGCCATCATGATCGCCGGGAACGGCAGTGTTTTCGTCGCCCCCGTGGGCAGCACGCTGCCCGTCACCCCCGTCTCCGCACTCGACGCGGCGTTCATCGACCTCGGCTACGTCACCGAGGACGGCGCCACCTTCCGGCGCAACCGGACCACCGAGCCGATCTCTGCGTGGCAGAGCTTCAATGCGCTGAAGCACATCGTCACCGAGGTTGAGGACGAAGTCGAGTTCGTGCTCAGCCAATGGGACATCAACACGGTTCCCCTCGCCTTCGGTGGCGGCGCAATCGTGGCGACCGCCTTAGCCGTCGGCCCGCCCATCGTGCCCGCCTACTACACCTACGCCCCGCCCGATCCCGAGGACCTCGACGAGCGTGCCCTCGTGCTCGAGTGGGCCTACGACACCTACAACTATCGCGTGATTGTGCCTCGCATCATGGTCACCTCCGGTGTGGAGTCGCAGCTGGCGCGCTCGCAGGCGTCCGATCTCCCCATCACCGCGGCCGTGCTCGCCACCGATGGTGCCGCGCCTTGGACGCTCGTGACTGATCATCCTGACTTCGCGGCTGCCTAATGGCGCAGGCTAAGCGAAACCTCAAGGCTGCTCAGTCTGAGGCGGAAGACTCTCCCCATATCGTCAAGATACGGGGAGAGGACTTCGCCTTCCGGCGCCTCAAGGACTGGCCGGCGAAGTGCTTTGACATGCTCCAGGACGGCCGGGTCTACGAAGCCGTCACCCGGGGCCTGGCCGACTACGATGTGGACCTCGAGCGTCTGGACGCCCTGTGGCCGTCGCTGGGTGACCTCGAAGGAGTGTTCACCGATGTGCAGGAGGCGGAAGGCATCCAGGGAAACTCCTAGCGCTCCTTGCTTTCTGCGAGGAGCGTTGGCCGACGCTGGAAGCGGACTTCCACCGCTTCTACTCCCTGGACCTTGTCGATCTCTACCGCGGGCGAATCTCGTGGCGCAAGTTCGAGCACCTCATGATGCACCTGCCCGCTGAGTCTGCGACCGTCAAGGACATCTCTGGGCCGATTGATAATTGGACGCCCGAGCAGGACATGCTCTCTCACATCGTCGACGGCGTGAACGACCTCACCTGGCTGACCGTGGCCGTCAATTCCAAGAAGGGAACGCGCAATCCGCGCCCCGCCCGCTACCCCCGCCCCGGCGACCAGAAGTTAATCAAACCGAAGCACGCGAGCCTTGCTGAAATGAAGCAGTTCTTTGGAGGGAGGTGACACCTTGGCTATAGATGCTGGACAGGTAGCACTAGAGGTTACCCCCGACCTGAAGAACTTCGGCAAGGACCTAGAGAAGGGCGTCAACAAGCAGGGCGGGCGCTTCTCTGGCGTGGGTAAGAAGATCGGCCTGGCGATGGCCGTAGGTGTGGCCGCCGGCATTGGTGGAGCCACCGCCCTGGGTGCCATCGGCATCAAGTTCAACGCTGAGATGCAGCAGGTAGAAGTTGGCCTCACGACCATGCTTGGCTCGGCGGACAAGGCCAAGCAGACGATAGGCGACTTGCAGAAGTTCGCCGCCTCGACCCCGTTCGAGTTCCCCGAGCTGGCGAAGGCCACGCAGAAGCTGGTGGCTTTCGGCTTCGCGCAAGAGGACCTGATCCCCAACATGACCATGTTGGGTGATATCGCCTCGGGCCTCGGGATCCCCATTGGAGAGTTGTCCGAGCTCTACGGCAAGGCCAAGGTCCAGGGTCGCCTCTACATGGAGGACATCAACCAGCTCACCGGCCGCGGCATCCCGATCATCGGGGCGTTCGCAGAGCAATTCGGCGTGGCCGAGTCGGAGGTTCGCGGCCTGGTCGAGGAAGGCAAGATCGGCTTCCCGGACCTCGAGAAGGCGATGGGGGGCATGACGTCCGAGGGCGGCATGTTCAGCGGCATGATGGAGAAGCAGTCCAAGACATTCTCCGGCCTAATGTCGACGATCAAAGACAACGTGCAAATGGCCCTCGGGAACATCACGCTACCCCTTTTCACAGCACTCTCCGAAAAGGTGCTGCCGAAGGTGGTAGAGAAGCTCGGGGAAATGTCTGCATGGGTCACCGCCCACATGCCCGAGATTGAGCGCATCACAGCGCAGGCGTTCAGCGGGATCGGTTCGGCCATCGGCTTTCTCACCAATGACCTGTTGCCGGGCTTGGTGTCTGTTTTCAAATTCGTCAAGGACAACATCAGCCTCGTCATCCCCGTGGTTGGTGCGCTGGTGGCAGCTTTCGCCACGTTCAAGATCGCGGGCCTCATCACATCCTTTGCTGGTCTCGCCACTAAGGTGGCCGGATTCGTGTCGGCTGCCGGTGGCATCGGCCCGGCGATCACTATGGCCCTCGGGCCGGTCGGCCTCATCGTCATAGGCGTCGCGGCGCTGGCGGCAGGCATGATCTATGCCTACCGCGAATCGGAGACTTTCCGTGCGATTGTGCAGGACGTTTGGGTGAAGGTGCAGGAGGCGGTCGGCTACGCCTGGACTGAGATAATCAAGCCCGCTTTTGAGGCTCTCTCCGGCTTTGTCACGGGAACATTGGGTCCGATCTTCAGTGACTTTATGACGCTCTTGATCGAAACCGTATGGCCGGCGGTTTCGGGTGCCGTTAAGTGGGCGTGGGAGAACGTGATTAAGCCAGCGTTTGAGGCTATTCGGGACTTCGTCACCGACCCCCTGACGCCGCTCTTTAATAGCTTCATGGGTCTTCTGGTCGACACTGTATGGCCGGCCATCTCCGGCGCAGTCTCGACTGCATGGGGCGTTATCGAGCCGTTGTGGCAAGCCGTTAAGACTTTCATCGACACCATTCTGGTGCCGGGGTTTGAGGATGTCCAGTCGGTAACCGAGACGGTCTGGAGCGCGGTTGAGACTGCCATAGGTGACGCTTGGGTGTTAATCGAACCCATCGTCCAGGACTTGGCTGATTTCATGGCGGACCCGGTAGGTAAGGCGCTCGGCACCTTGCAGACTGCCGCGGAAGACGTTTGGGAAGCCGTCTCCAAGGCTGTTTCTGACGCCTGGGGAACGGAAGACACCGGCATCCAGGGGATGCTCCTGGATATTAGTGCCGCCCTCTCTCCGGTAGGTGACGCTTTCGGCGCACTGAGGACCGCAGCGGAGAAAGCGTGGGGCGGAGTGACAAGTGCCGCTATCGGGGCGCTCAAAATCCTAAGCTCTCCCATCGCTTCGTTCCTGAATGTGCTCGCTGATATCGCGGAGAAGGTAGGCGCAGGGAATCTAGGGACAGCGCTCCGCAGTGCGGCGGGAAAGGTAAGCGGCTGGGGCGAACTCTCCGAAGGCTCGATGGGCGAGCGCCTCGCCCGTAACCGCGGTGGTTGGATCCCCGGCGGTGGCCCTGATCGTGACTCCGTGCCCGCCATGCTCACTCCGGGCGAGTTTGTCATTAACCGAAAAGCGGTCAAGAACATTCCCGCCCGCGTGCTTGCCAAGTTGAACGACCCCTCGACCCCGTGGGGCGATGCCGGCCGGTTCAACGCCGGCGGCTTCGTCAAGAGCCCCGACGAGGTGCTGGACGAGGGGCGCCGGGTGCAATCGCTTGGGCACTACCTCATGGGTGGATTCACGCCCTACGGCATTGACTGCTCAGGCTTCATGGCCTGGCTCTCGAACTTTGCCGCCAAAGGCCGCGGCTCCGCTGGTGGCCGTTGGGCCACGGGTATGGCAGGCGGGGCGACTCTGGGGCGTTTCGCTCGCGGCCAGGGTGACCCGGCTACCGGCTTTTCCATCGGAGTGAAAAAGGGTTCCCCCGGCCACACAGCAGGCACCATCGCCGGGAAAAACGTGGAGTCCTCCGGCTCGCGCGGTCCGCACGTGGGCGGGAGCCGAGGCTGGAACTACGGGCCCATGCGCTACCACCTCCCCGGCTTTGGCGGCCCCTCAGAAGAGATGAAGGGCTGGTTCGGAGAGATCAAGGGCATCCTCGGGATGTTCACGGGCGGCGACGGCTTCGCGGGGATGTTCTCCGCCCTCGCCAAGACCATTGCTGAACAGGCTGCCGACTTCCTCGCCGACCAGATCCCCTTCGGCGGTATTTTGAAGAAGATCGGCGGCCTAATGGGCCTCGCCGGAGGTGGAACTGTGACCTCGGGCGGCCTTCTCCAGGTTGGAGAGAATGGCCGGGAGCTGGTCAACCTCCCCCGGCGCGCCACGGTATCCCCGGTGGACCCGTTGACCGACGCGATCGAGGGACTCTCCGGTGGACTCTCCGACGGGGACCAGTTGGCCCTCATGGTGGACGGCGAAGAGATCACCGGCGTGATCATGCGGCGCTCCGGCCTGGCTGGCTTCCAACAGACTGTGAGGGCTTATGGCTAGTGTCACCATCTCAAAGCTCTACATCCATTCTGCCTCTGACTTCAGCGACTACCTGGAGCTTTCAGTCTCTGGGATTACTCCTGACCTCCAGAAGCACGTCACCCATGCGGAGTACGCTGGCGGGCGGGTGAGGGTCAAGACTCGCCCCGGGCAGCGTTTCCGGGTGGGATACGATCTGCCATTTCTGACGCGGGCCGAGCGCGAGGCGCTTACCGAGAGAGCGGGACAGGCGGTCATGGTGCGCGATCCCGTGGGCCATAAGTTCTTCGCCGTCATGCCCGATCTCTCCGGTGACTTCTTCCGGGCGCGCACCGACTCCAAGGCGTCTGTCACCTTCGAGGAATACACAAGCACCGAGGAAGTCTAGGTGTACCTGCCTCAAGGCACGACGCAGGCCCAGGCCGCGGCTGTGGTCACGGCGCCGGTCGTGGACTACGCGGCCGGGCTGGAACTTCTGGACGAGAACAACGCCCTCATCGAGGATATCTCCGCGTGGCTCGTGCCCGAGGGAAGCTCGGTCGAACTCGGCTCCTACCGCACCATCCACCGCACCTGCCGCCTGCGCCTTTCCTACGCGCTCGACTGGGGCATTGCGCGCGTGCGTCCCTACATGACGTTGACCAGCGCCGCGGGCTCTTTCCGGGCCGATCTTGGTGTGTTCGTGCTTTCCACACCTTCCACGACGTCAGGGGAGGACCTCAAGACCTGGGACGTGGAGGGGTATGACCTCTTGGAGGTGCTCTCCCATCCGCATGGGGCCACCTACTTCGTGGCATCGGGCGTGAGTTACCTGGCCGCCGTGGCCAGCCTCTGTTCCGTACAGGGGCTCACTTTTGTGGGCCAAGCGGCAGGGGATGCGCCGACGCTCCCATCGGATCGGCTCTGGCCCATTGACCCCGATACCACCACGCTCAATATCATCAATGACTTACTCTCCGCCGCCGGGTATGGGGCGATCTATTCCGACGCGTCTGGGACGCTGCGTGCTGCTCCATATCAGTCGCCCGCGGACCGCCCGGTGGAGTGGACCTATGACGCTGACGACGAGAGTACGGTGGTGGGCCCGGTGCGCGAGCTCGTGGCCGACTATTTCGAGGCTCCTAACCGCTGGGTGTTCATCGTCGATGACCCTGAATGGGGCAACCCCACCGAGGGCGCTGGCATCTACACCGTCATAAACCAGTCAGACGGCCTCACGAGTATCGACGCCCGGGGCCGCACGATCAACCGCGTGGAGCGCCGGGAAGCGGCCAACCAGGGCGCGCTCGAGTCTTCCGGGAACCGAACCATAGACGCTGATAAGCGTATTGCGCTCGAGATTCCCGGCCTTACCGTAGGCCCCAACCCGCTACACGGCCATTTCGACGTGGTGCAGGTGACGGACGCGGAGTTGGAGTTTGACCAGAAGGTGGTCGTGCGCTCCTGGTCCTTGCCCCTAGATGGCGGCGACATGCAATTAGACGTTAGGGCGGTCTAAGTGGATCTCTCTAAAGTCATCCTCTCCGCCATGCCCCCGAAGCCCGACCCGCTGGTGCGCTGGGCCACGGTCACACAGGCCACCCCCACGCTCGCGGTTAAGTTCCCGGGCGACAGCGCCTCGGTGACGGTATCGAAGCTCACCAACTACACCCCCACCCTCAGCGCTCAGTGCGTACTACTCAAAGCCGGCAGCCGCTGGATAGCGATAGGAGAGCTTTAGAATGGCGGACCTAATCAAACCCGCAGCTTTGTCCGCCCTGAACGCGGCCATCGTGGGGCAACGCGCAGACGCCCTGGACGCTATCGAAGCCGTGCTTGAGGGCGCGGTGGCGAGGGCTGGCCTGTCCATCACCGACCAGTCCCGCGAAGAGGGCCGCCTCGTCATAACGGACGGCACCACCCACCTCGCCGCAATCGGCCGGGTAGAGGTCGGGGCGGTCGTGTGGCGCGTGTACCTGGTAGAGGGCAGCGGGACAGACTGGACGGCCAAGTCCGAGCCACTGACCGGCCTGGTTAGCCTTGGGAAGGCGCTCTCGTGACCGTCGCCTATCGCTCAAGCGCATACGCATTCACGACGACTACTGCCCTCTCAATCACGAAGCCCGCCGGCCAGGTGGAGGGCGACGTTGTAGTCCTCTTAATTAATATCAATGGACTCTCGACCCCCACCTGGCCCACCGGGTTTACCGAGATTTTCAGCAGCGTCGGTAAATATATAGCGGCGGCGTGGAAGACGGCAGGGCCTACAGAGCCTGCCACATATGGCATCACGTTGTCCTCCGCACCCAACCGCGCTCACGGTTACGCCGTGGCGGTGAGTGGAGCGGTGTCGGTCGGGGACCCAATCGGAGCATATTCGCAGCGTCACTACAGCGCTACATCTAATTTGGTAAGTGCCTTGGGCGTGGAGACCGATCGCGCGGGACTCCTTCTTGGGAATTTCGCCCTTTGGGATAGCTCAGTCTCCTACACCCCGCCGACAGGCATGATCGAGGCGCTCGATAATTTTAATTCTCTGCTAAGCACAGAGCTAACCTATGAATCTCTCACTGGTCCCACCTCCACCGGCTACCGGGACGCCAGGGTTTCCGCGACAGTTGACAGAATTCGACAAGCTGCTCTCGTCTTTGTTTCGGAGAACCTTCCCCCCAACGCCCCGAACCAGCTATTCCCCATTGTCGGCGAGGCCATCAACGGCGGTGTGAGCAACGCGCTCACCTGGACATTCTCGGACCCCGATACTGGTGACAGCCAGAGCCGGTACGACCTCCAGATCAGGCTGCAAGGTAGCAGCACCAACACGGTAGACACCAACTCCACCACCACAAACGAGTTCTACAGCCTGCCCGCCTCCGCCCTCACAGAGGGCAACTGGGAGTGGCGGGTCAGAACCTACGACAGCCAGGGCGCGATAGGTGCCTGGACCGGCTGGGAGCCGTTCCGCGTCAACCTCACTCCTGACACACCTACGATCACCGCTCCGGTGACTCCCTTCATCATCAGCGCAGACTCGGCGCTCGTCACATGGAGCGTCCCCGACCAGGATAGCTACCAGCTTCGCAAGGTAGCCGACGCCGCAGGCAGCCCGGTCACCACCACGGTCTACTACGACACCGGCACGGTCGCCAGTTCCAGCACACGGGGCCGGACGGTGGACTTCCCCACCAACGGCAGGTTCGAGCATATCCAGATGCGAGTCTACGAGGGCGGTCTGTGGAGCGGCTGGGCCTCTATCCGAGTCTCGGTCAGCTACACCGCGCCCAGAGTGCCGCTGATGATCGTCACCGAGCGCGAGGCCAGCCTGTACCTGGAGACACGGCGAAACCTAGTGCCCAGTAGCGGAGACTTGTCCACTTGGCCCACAACCAACGCCACGAATGTCGGTGGAGTAATAACCGACACGGCGACGAGCGGACAGCATTATGCAGCGATAACGATAACCGACACCTTCCTGCCCATTGGGGATTGGTGCGCATACGTGGATATAGAACCGTTAACGGCCACCAAGACCGATGTGATGATCCGCAGCCTGAGCAGTCTGTACCCTGCGGCACAGTTTGACTTCGCGGCAGGAGCGGCTTATCTAGCGGGCGGCGGTGCGAAAACCTGCGGTATGTTTGAGGTCAAGCCGGGAGCGTATCGGTGCTGGCTAGTATTCGACAGCGGAGCCGGTACGAGCATGAGTTTCTTCGTGCGGCTCCGCAACGCTGCCGGATCGACGAGCTACCTGGGCGACGGCACAATCTCGCTAAAGGCGCATCGGGCGCAGCTAACCCCAGGCACCGAGCCGCTGGACTACACCGCCACCACGGGCGCGGAACCCACTACCACCGCCCACGACCTATACCGACGCAAGCGGTCCACGAACCTGCTCACGCTGGAACAGGCTAAGGGTACGGGAGGATGGGAGCCTGTAGCCGCTGCTTCCGTTACCTATGTCCGCGATGAGGACTCACCAACGGGCTATGCGGTGCGTCTATTATCGCGAGCTGCTTGGGCAGGTTGCGTGACCACGGAGGCGTGTCCCGTAGTGGGCGGGAGGGAGTACAGGCTGACGGCTTACGCCAAGTGGGAAAGCGTTCCCAGCGGCAGCCAACTTCATTTGTATGTACGCTGGTATGACGCGACCGGCGCGCAGATTAGCACATCCACTGTAAGTGCGGTTAACGTATACGCTGGCTATCTGTACCTCCCCCATCTATACGCCAAAGTTGCTCCGCTGAACGCTGTCTCAGCCAAAATGGCGATCTACTCGGCTACTCTGACCAGCCCTCCAGCCGCCTTCCGCGTGGCCGGAGCGCAGATCGAAGAAGGCAGCACCGAAACCGAGTTTGTCCTACCCTTCACTGATGATGAGATCCGCATAGCCGCCAGCATCGATGAGTTTGAGGACTGGGCGGTGGCCTCTGGCGTGGACTACGAATACAGGCCCAAGGCGCTCGGAGACAACGGCACTTCGACTCTCGGGGAGTGGACGGCTTGACCTACGAAGAACGCCAATTCGCTCTAGTCGTAAAGGGGATCATGGCCGAAGAACTGCGACCCCTATGGGACGAGATCAAGGAGATGCGAAGAGAACTCGCCTTGATCAACACCGAAGCCCGCCTTGACGAATCCGCGCTTGCCGCACGGCGAGAGTACTGCCACGCCAAGCACGAGCAGGTAGACCGGGACTTGGGCGAGATCCGCGCGGCGATAGCCGAGGGCGATAAGACGTCATCGCAGTCGGGGCAGCGCATGTTCGTCACCTGGAAGGAAAAGTGGAGTTGGCTCTGGGTAGCCGTGGCCGCGACACTGCTTCTGCTTGTCGAGGTTCTGGCGGACAAGGTGATCTCGCTTATGGACGCCGCCCTGTAGCTCCCCCCTGATCGGAGGTCCCGATGGGCTTCACCCTCCCCTGCCCCTGCCGCTGCCCCGACTGCGGCAACGTCCTTATCCAAGATCGCGAGACGAACCTTTGCAGCTGCTCCGATGCCCGCCACGGTGGCTACTACGGCTGCCCCGGCCTTGATCACGTGGCGAAGATGCTGCCCCTCGAGGTTGCGGGGCGGCTGAGAGACGAGGCGGCGTCACTGTGCGCAGAGCATGAGTCGGTGACCTTCCGGAAGCGAGGCGAACGGGTGGAGGTGGAGTGCGAGTGATCCGGATCTGGCCCTTTCGCCGGCGACGGTGGTTCAGGATGAGGAGGATGCATTGATGAGCGATCGACTGCACCCGGTGACAGGCGAGCCTCTGCCGCCCCTGCCCAAGACTGTCGAGCTGCCCTGCCGACATATCTGCGAGCAGATCTGGGAGCCCGAGGATCCCGCCACCCTGCCGCCTATCGAGTCCGCCTACTGCAGCCGCCCAGTGCAGCTAACCGTGGAGCGAGCGGAGCAACTGCAGGCACAAGGCCGCACTGACGAGGTCCGCTGCCTCGAGCATTCGGGGAAGGTCTGACGTGGGCACCGCATTCACCGACGAATCCAAACGGCTCTTCCTGGGCCGTTTTCTTTTGCCCGAGGAGATCGAGCCCTGGATCGAGGCACAGTTACTGGGAACGCTTCCAGCGATCTACGGGGTGACGCATCACACGTGGTCCCCGACGCCGGCCACATGGAGGGGCCGATCGACTCTCGACGGTGTGTTCCGGTACTACCGGGAGGATCTCGGCTGGCCGGCCGGAGTTGGTCCGCACTTCTTCGTCGCTCCGAGGGAGCGGGGCGGGCCCTGGGGCGTCTGGGTGGCCACCCACCCTCGGCACGACGGGATCCACGTCTCCGGGTGGAACTCCCGGAGCATCGGCATGGAGTACGTCTGGAACGGCGATCTTTCGTCCTTCACCCCCGAGATGCTCCGCATTGGGGCTCTCGTGTGGCAGGCGATTGAGCGGAAGATCGGCCTCCCCATTCGCATCAGCTACACCCGCGGCTCGCCCGGCCACTTCCTGCACCGGGACAAGAGCCCGAAGAGCTGCCCCGGCAATTGGAACGACCGGGCCGCGATCATCGACACCTACCGCGCAAGCACGCAGACGCAGATTCCCGACTTCCTGGAGGACCTCATGGCCCAGCTCAGCAACGAGGAAAAGGATCAACTGCTCGCCGACATCCACAACACGGCGCTCGCCACGATGGAACAGACCGAACTCCAGAAGCGAACAGTAAAGAGCGGGCAGGCGCTCAGCTACCGGGTGAACGCGCTTCTGGCGGGTGTGCTTTCGCTGGTTGACGAGGAGGGCGAGCTGCCCGAGGTTGTGCGCGCCGAACTCGCCAAGGCGACCGAGGCGGGCTTTACCGTGCCGGGGTCGGCTTAGTGGGTCAGTGTCTCCGCTGGACCCCAGCATCTATGCATGCGGATCGACGCAACCGGTCCTGCGAGAACTGCGGCCGGAGAGGCCGCCCCGAGTGCCCCGAGATCCCTGAGCAAGGAGAACCGACATGAAGCTGATCCCAAGAACTGTCCTGGTGCGCGGCCTGCGGACCGCGCTGCAGGTGTTCGTCGCCTTCATCCTGGCTTTTATCGGCACGGTGATGGTCGAGGTGGCTGGGGCGGGAACGCTCCGCGCCTTTGCCGACATGGACATGCTGGACAAGGCCGCCTTCGCCGGGGTTATGTCTGCCCTGGTCCTCGTGGTCAGCCTGCTCCAGAACTACGTGGAAGTCAAAGGCTGGCCGATCATCGGTCGCCTACCTCGAGATTGAAAGCCGCCGGAACCCTCAATTATGATTGCTGGCGGTTCGCCGCGGGGGTCCAAGACCACGGCGAACCGCCAGCATGATCGTTTCGACGAGGAAGAAAACACTCCTTCTCGGTTTTCGTGGAATTCCGTTGTCCTGCCCGTATCCTACGAATAGATATTTTCGTTTCAGAACAAATGGCTCTAAAGTCCTCCTCCCCTCCGTCGATTAGATGAGAGTAGAGAAGGCTGAGCTTCTCTCAATGTCCCTTCTTGCGGGGGCGTCTCCGATCTCGAGCAGACCGGAGACGCCCCCGAGCATGTCCAGGAAGGGCGAGAAGCCGGCAGAGGGAGGGCCAGATGGTATTTGAGTGGCCACAAGTCGTGCCTTGGGAAGCTGAAGCCCCGGCGCCGGGTTTCTGCATCGTCTGCGGACAGCCCCTGC